CCGCGTCCGGCTTGTCCACGATTTTTTGAGAGTTTTCCAGTAAAGCGGTGATCTCCTCAAACTCTTTTTGCGTGATATACCCATACCCATAGGCTTCATGTGCCTCATCATAGGTTTTGTACTCCCGCAACATGGTCTCCCGGCGAACGGCCCTATCTGTGTGCTGCCGCTTGGCTTTTGCCTCAATGGGTTTCAGGGCTGTTTCCAATTTGGAAAGCACCAATTGTCTTGCCTTGAGCTCTATCTTGAGATCCTTGATCTCATCTTTGCTTTTCGTCATTTCTGCAATCCCCTCCATTCAGGTTTACAGACCTTCCCGCCGGGAACGCAGGCGTTTTTGAGGTTTTTGCAGAATCGGCAAGCCCTCATAGACTCGACGATCAAGGTGATCTCCTCTTTCAAGCCGATGTTTTCCTGTCGGAGGTCTTGGATCTTTCTGTCTTTATCGGTCATGTTTTCTCCATTTCCGCGCGGAGGCTGTCCTTGATGTAATAATCACATCCGGCCTGCTGCAATAGGTTTTCAACGGTTCCCCCAAACTGTTTCCAGTTGATGGAGGATGGATGATAATTGAGCTTTCCGACCTTGACTTTATCGAAAATGTCAAAATAGGAGACTATGCAGTAAAACACAGCTTCCGGGTCAAGCACGGGCTCAAATGATACCCATGTTTTAATCCCCCTATTGTGCGCTTCCAGCAAAGCATAGAGCCTTGTGACCGGCGGCGTTGTCATCGGCTCTTTCGCCTTTGCCAGACCGCCGTCACAGGAAAACGAGATCCCATACCAATCATTTTCATCCAACAGGTCAAAATCTCTGCTCCCGTCCCCTTTGGTTAGGATCTGGACATGGTTCCCGTGATCTTTCAAAAGCTGGATGATCTCGCGGGTGGCGCCGCTGTCATGTCCCGTGGGGTACGGATCGCACGTAAAACACAGGTGAATGAGCTTGCCTGTGATCTTCTCGCGCTCCAACTGTTTACGGGTTTCCTCCACAATACCGGTGCGCGGCTCCACATGAGAGTGAAACGTCTCTTTGTCCTTGTGCAACACATGAGGTGCGAAACAGTAATAGCAACGGTGAGGGCAGCCCGTATAAATGTTCAGAGCAAAATCCCCGTACTCTTTTGCTGCTCCTTTTGGCTCATAAATCGGAGGCTTCATCATTCTCGCTCCTTCCCATACGATGCCTCGGTGTCTATGTAGTCGGCGTCTATACACATATCTTCGAGCGCCTGCATAACGATGGCTGTTGCTGCCGTCGCTTCCGTCTGTTTCTTGCGGGCTTTTTCCAGCAAGCTCTTGAAGCGTCGAAAAACAAGATCGTCGGAACACTCCTCCGCGGTCATTTCGCTGATATTCTTTTTCATTGGCTGTCCTCCTAATACAGAGAAACGGACCGGCGGCTGGAGACCTCGATCTCCCCAGCCTGCAGCTCTTTGAGCCGTTCCTCACATTGTTCCTGTGTCTCATATCCCGCGCAGAAAACACAGTCATCCGGCCCGCGCAAGCCTCTTTTTAGGTCAATGATGAAATAAAAGACGGTATGGCGGAGATTAAAAGGCTTCGTGCAGATAATGAAACGATCATCCCGGCATTTGACGATATAGGGCCGCTTTTCTCCGTAGATCTGCACATAATCCCCAACACGGAGGTTTTTGAACTCCCGATATATTGCGCTATCAACAATCATGCTAATCTGTACTCCCTCCAACGGATGACGTGCCCGTTTTCCTTGCGGCTCTTGTCGGTGCCGATGATCTCAAAGCCCAGGTGCCGGAGATCCCAGATCCGGGCGGAGAGACGGGTGATCTTGAGCTTGTCAAAGGCGTCCATGGTGGTGATGACGCCATTCCTTTGCATAAAATCCAGCACATCCGCGTTCTGCTGGGTCATGGTAGGATTTTTCATCTTTTCTCACCTCCCTGCAGTTTGATGTAATACTTCTCGCAGACGGACGGGGAGGGATAGCTCCCCGTCTTTTCCCGGACCACATCCGCCATGGGGCAATACCGGCGGTGATCCTTGCAATCCTCCGCGCAGACGTGGCGCAGACAAAACCTGTCAAATTCGGTGATGATCATAGCTCTGGGTACCTCCAATAGTTGGTTTTGTCGGTCTTGTCCCAGGTGTCCCGGAGAACATAGTCGTTTTCTGACCACTCACCATAGAGAAACGTGCTCTTGAGGCCCGCGGGGTATCGGCCCTCATGCCAAAGGGCAAGCTGCTCCATGGCAAGGTCCCAATCGTCCGCCCGGATGGGGTTTGACTCGGAATAAAAAATCCATTGAGAGGGCAACGCCACGACCTCCGAAACGCTGTTAGGGTAATAGGGGCTGTCCACGCGCATGAGGACGTTCCAAAGCATGGAGAGCTTCATCCTCTTGGTGTTCATGGGCCCGATCACGCGGGCCAGGGCGTCCGCCTCCCGCTGCATTTCAATCGTGGGTTGATTCTCCGCGGCGCTCCGCTCCGCCATGAGACGGGCCTCCTCCTGCTGCGCTATGTACGCATGGAGCTGTTGCTCATACTCAGCGGCAAGGCGCTCCTCGGTCTTTGTCCTGGCATTGCGGGCGGCAATGGACCACGTGGCCGCGGTCCAGAGGGCCAGAAAGAGCACAGCAATGAGGAAAACGCCGTGATTGCGGACGAACTTGACCGCCCATTCCGTGAAAACCTGCTTAGCGGCGCTGTGCCGCTCCGCCTCATGCCTCATGCGGGCTTCCGCCCGGGTGCGGGGAGGCTCAATGACGATCTCAAGGGCTTGGCTTGAATTTTGTTCGTTCATGTGATATACTCCTTTTCGGTTGTCATCTTGTGGAGACAACTGTTACTTTCATGGCCCGCCCCGTGGTAGCGCACGGGACGGGCTGCTTTTTTACGCTTCATCAAGGCGCTGCAAGGCGGCGTCCCGCATCCTGATCCATTCCTCATCCGTCGGCTGGATATAGGGCTCCGGCGGCGGCATCAGATCCGCAAGGACCTGGATCTCCGCGGTTCGCCTCCGTGTACTCTCATCTTCCTCCGGCGGTCCGGGGAGTTCCCGGGGCTGCGCGGCCTTGAGCTCCAATTTTTGCGTAATAGAGGAAAGCATTTGGCGTACCTCCCCGGGGATCATTGCCATTTCCTTTGCCCTCTGCTTTGTCGTTCGGTAGGATCGCATGAAGTTTGAGGCAACGACGCTGCCAACCGTTTCCGCGTCCATGGCGGCCCATTCTCTGAGCTGTTCAGGACGGCCCACGGCCTGCTGGATCTCTGGCGGGAGTTTCGCAAACTCCTCTTTATAGCCGTAATAGCCATTTCGGCAAGCCTTGGAGACGAGGGCCCACGCGGCAACCTCGGAAAGCTTGTCCGGCTCGGTGAGCATGTCCATCTTTTCCCGGATCTGCCCGATAGTAGGGGCAAAGCGCTCCGGGCTCCTCATATAGGTGCGGATCGCGGCATAGACCACATTGAGGTCATCGTTGGCAAACTCCTTTTCCCACAGCTCGATTTTGAGCTTCAAGAGCCTTTCATCCATGTTGACAAAGGAATTGGGGTATTCGGATTGCAGCAGGGTAATGAGCATCTTGACGCTCAATTGTCTGTCTGTCTCCATGGTCAACCTCACACATCCATAGCGGTTAAAACCCGCTTTTTGCCTCCGGTGTTGCGCGGCCCGTCTCTCTCAAGTGGGAAAAGCCCTTGCCATGAATGAAACACGCTCTGATTGATGATCTCTATCCATTGGTTTTGAGGGAACGATTGGAGCTTGTTCAAAAGCATGGTTTTCGCTTTGTCGGTCAGCGGCTTCTTGATCTTTTTCCGCATGTCCTCAAAATCCCTCAACGCCTGCAAGAGCTCTTTGTCCTCTCCGCAAAAATCGGAAAAGGCATCACCGCGCCCGCGTATTGGTTTGGTTTCTTCTTCTACTTCTACTTCTTCTTCTATTTGGTTTGGTTTGGTTTCAGGCGGCAACTCGCCGCAACTCGCGGCGGATTGCGGCAACTCGCCGCGATACTCACTTTTTGGGGGTGGCTCCGGGAATTTTGATACCTTTTGACGGATGCGCTGGTGCTCGGCCCATTTGGGGAAATAGAAAAAGCTCTCGCCGTCATCCTCATAGAGAGTGATCATATCGGCCTTTGCC